TGCGGTGCTTTGATTTTCTTGGGCAATGAGTTTGCTCGTGGGCTGTCCGTATGTGCTTGCTGATCCCACTGTGTCTTTAGCTCTACACGCCCCTCTCCGTAATCTGGTTTACCAAAATACGGTAGTTCACAATGCGGTATGTTACCGTAGAGATCTATTTCTCCAACAATACGGTTGGCCCCTGACATTGCCTCACGTATGCCACTTGCCGCGTTTTCACAGACCAAAGAAAACTCAGCCATTGTCGGTTCTTTGGATTTCTTACCTTCCGCGTCATAGCAAATATTTTCTCTGTGAGCTAACACAGCCTTGTCTACATCGTGGTCATGCCAATAGGGTGGCTCGTATCCGTGTAGCATGTTGATTGCTTCACCGTAGGCTTCTGTTACGTCTGCATCTTCCACAAGTAACATATCTGTATAGACTTGTACGGCTCTACCACTGACCATGTTTGTGTTGTCGCTGTACTGAGTTTTGCCTTGTGGGTCTTTGTAGTAGGCACTGTCGTACAATACTTTCCTTGCCCAACCCTGATCGCCCTCAATGTCACCACGTAGTATTGCCCACGCTTTATCACGCATTGGGCGCAGCACTGATTTATCGAAGAATGTCCAGGCATCAGGTGTGCTGGGATTGCTGTGCCACTTGTAATTGAACCTATCAGCCCAGTCTGTTTTCCGTATGCCCATTTGTTATACCTCTTGACATTTCGTGTTAAAGATGCACGATATGTCAAATATAGTCAAGGGGTTTTATAGATGAAATTAGAAGAATATCGGAAAAACGCAAAGATGACATTGAAACAGCTTGCGGAAAAAGTAGGTGCTCCACATGCTACCGTTGTACGGCGTTGGTGTTTGCCTATCGACCACAAGGATTACAAGATACCATCTGCTAAGTATATGAATTTAATACAAGATGCGACGATGGGGCAAGTTACGCCCAATGATTTTTACAGATGAATTTACTACGTCATGTTGATTTATGTTCGGGTATCGGAGGTTTTGCTTTAGGGTTTCAGTGGGCTAATTTGAGTAAGCCTATTATGTTTTGTGATATAGAACCTTGGAGTAGACAGATCCTGTCAAAGCATTGGCCTGACGTTCCGATTGCTACAGATGTAAAGGAGTTAGCAAATGACCCAGATGGACTTGTTCCAGACTGCGACATCCTCACAGCCGGATACCCATGCCAACCATTTTCACAAGCCGGGCAGCGAAGAGGCAGTGAAGATGACCGACATATCTGGCCGTACATATTTTCCATTGTTCAAAGAAAGCGACCCTCTTGGTGCGTTTTCGAAAATGTTTATGGGCACGTCTCAATGGGTCTCGACGAAGTGTTATCTGACTTGGAAGGGGAAAGCTACGCCACAAGGCCGTTCATTGTTCCAGCTTGTGCCGTTGACGCACCTCACAGAAGAGACAGACTCTGGATCATCTGTAGAAATGTGGGCAACACCGAGGACGAGCGACACAAACAGTGGTCGGACGTTGAACGAGAAGGGGCAAAGGATAAGCAAGAGCAGCGACTTGGTGTTCGGGGCAAACCTAGCGGATCAAGTGAAGATGTGGCCTACGCCCAGAGCATGCACAGCGATGTCAGCGGAGAACATACACAACAGAGCGAAGGACAAGTTTCCGAACTTGGAGAGCGAAGGAGCAAGGTCAATGTTTCCAACACCGTCAGCAAGCGACAACAGGGATTGCGGTCACGTAGGGATGCCGGCAATAAAAAGACGCATGGAAAAGGGAAAGCAACTCAACCTATCAATGGTAGTGTCGGAAGTTTCTGGGAGCCTGAACCCGGAGTGGGTAGAGTGGCTAATGGGGTATCCAAGAGGGTGGACCGACTTAAAGGATTAGGCAACGCAATCGTACCTCAGATAGCAATGAGGATTGGGCAGACAATAAAACAGATAGAGGAACAAGATGGGCGGTAAAGCGAGTAGAGATAAGGGCGCAAATTTCGAGCGCGAGATAGTGAACCTACATAAATCGTGGGGTGTAGACGCGGAGCGTATTCCGTTGTCAGGAGCTGTCAAAGGGAATTATTCGGGTGATTTGAAGATCGGCCCACAACAGGCTTTGCTTGCTGAGTGCAAGCGAAGAGCCAGAGCATATCAGGATTTGTATGATGCTTTGGATCAGGACGGTAGCGATATGCTATTTGTCCGTAAAGACCGGGAGCGCACATTGGTTGTGCTACCGATTGAAACATATGAGACATTCTTAGAATGGATTGGCTGGAAAAAAACAACGGAGGAATAAATGCCATACACAGAAACAGGCGTAGGTTATCAAAAGACCGACACAAGCAAAGCTGCGGCTAACAGTAACTTCAAAGGCAAGCTAAGTATACGTGATCGAGTGTATCAGTTGCTTGAGAAAACATCAGTTACAATGTCAACGGAAGATATAGCAGACTTTCTTAATCTTCCCTACGGCTCCGTACAGCCACGTTTATCTGAGTTGCAAAACGAGGACAAGGTGATTGACAGTGGTGAGCGTGGTAAGACTAAATGGGGTAAGTCATGTATATTGTGGAGGGCGAAATGACTGTAGTTTATCAGCTATCAAATGGTACAAAGTATGAGGTTCAAACTGAGGATTGCAAGTATTGTGATGGTGATGGTTTTTACCTGGCAGAAGTACCCTACGTAGACTATTACAATGGTGGCTTTCTCAAAGAAGAGAGGCGCTGTTGTGAGGAGTGTGGAGGCAGTGGTTTCACTGTTGTAGATGGTGAATAAAGATCCATACAAACTACCAGAAGGTAACACATTGATAAGTGTAAGCGGAGGGCGCACCAGCGCCTTCATGCTTTATGAAATTTTATGTAGGTATGACGGTGATTTGCCATCTAACTGCAAGGTATTGTTTGCAAATACCGGGCGAGAAATGGATGGTACTTTAGATTTTGTACGCGACTTAGAGGTTCATTGGAATGTTCCCATCGTTTGGTTAGAGTATGATCGTGCGCCGCATGAGAAAAGAAAGAATGGCACAGCATCATTCAAGCGTGTTGTTTGGTCGGATGCGTCTCGAAACGGAGAGCCATTTGATAAGTATTTATCTTTTAATATGCTACCAAATGTTTTTCGCCGGGGCTGTACTCAAGAGTTAAAAGTAAAGACAATGCGTAGGTATTTGTTATCTATTGGTTGGAAGCAATGGTCTAACATCATTGGCATAAGAGCCGATGAAGCTAGACGTGTCAAAGCTAGTAAAGACAAGAGAACTGAAAACCTTTTTCCATTAGTTCATGCTGGTGTTTCTCAACGCGATGTTATGGATTTTTGGAAAGACAAATCTTTTGATTTAAAGATTACACTTGGTTCTGGAAACTGTGATGGATGTTTTCTAAAGTCTGAAGCTACGTTGGCTGCTATGTGGAGAGAACATCCAGACCGCATGGAATGGTGGGCAGCATGGGAAAAAAAGACCGCAAATACATTTAACGATAGCCGCACTTACAAAGAACTTGGAGACTTCGTAGACAAGCAAGGAGATTGGATCTTTGACAACGAGGCGTTTCTTTGCCAGGCAGACGATGGGGAGTGCACAGGATGAACAAGTTAGTTTGTAAAGCATGTAACAGAGAGCATGATGTTAATCGAGGTGGCTGGATTATTCTAGCCACCGGGGATCTTATCTGTGACCCGGCAGACAAGCCAGAATGTTGGGAAAAGATCAGTGATTGGTACATTCAGAAACGTGCTCAAAATCCTACGTTGACCTACTCTGAAAATAGGGGGTTGACAAATGCCAATACGTAAGTACGCTAACGCGAGGGTTACAACCCGAGATAGTGATTACAGTGTAAGTGAATACAGTGCTAATCACAGTGTATACACTGAAACTACTAATAATATACATAGTAATAGCACTGTAATACATACAGACAGTGTATTACAGACAGACACTGTATTACAGCAGCCGGGTGATTCGGTTTTGCCTACGTTGACTAAGGCGGCTCTGGAGCAAACACTGACTAGGATGCAACCCCGGTACAAAGAAGGCAAAGCGAAACGACAGAATGATCCATTGGCGTGGCGTATCGAAAAAATCCTACGTAGACTAAGACCCATGCTATCTACAGAAAATTTTATAGAAGTTTCTCAAGAGTTCACTACCTCAGACCCTATGCAGCGTGTAGCACTCGCGGACAAGCTTGAGAAATGGCTAGAACGTAGTTTAGGGGGTGAGGGTTAGGAAAAAAGAAAAGCGCCCTCTGGGGCGCTTCTCCGTGGCTCTGAGAACCTATGCTATTCTGGGTAATAAGCTTTTTTATGATTAGCTAGAACGTGGTCAGCGTAGTAATATAAAGGCTCACCATGTTCGTCAGCTCTTGATCTAAACTTAAACGTTTGTTGAACCTTGTGCATTTGAAATTGCAAATTGTGAAGGTTGCTTGTGTCAGTGCTAAAATTCTCTGACATATCGTTTAAGATTGTTTTAGTGGTATTGTAAAACTCTAGAAGTTCTAAAAGCTCACTCTCTGTAAATTGTGTTTTTAACTTATGTTTGGTCATTTTAATTCTCCGATAATATTTTTTAATGCGGTGTCTATATGTTGGTCATTTGCGTATGAATACAAATTGTCACAAATAAACGGCGTTAATTTTGCATAATACGACCAATCAAAACGTAATCGTTTTTCAATATCTTTTGCTTTTCCTTCATTAATTATAAATTCACGGTGAGAATTATGTTTTTCTTTAGTCCAAATTTTTTGAATTTCTTTTTTCATAAAATTATAATGTTCTTGTTTAATTTTCATTTCTTGCCCTCCTATGGTGCTATGAATTGCCATGCGATAACCATTGCAAAGATTAAAACGCATATTGCAACGTCGGTAAGTTTGATATTCTTGATGATTGTTATGAGTTCTGAGATTGTCATTGTACGACACCACCACCAAAGATTTCAAAGGTGATACCGTCATAATATTTAACAACCTCACCATTTGGTAGATTAACGAACCATTCATAGTTTTCTTGCCATACATCAAAACGCAATGCGAATTGATTAGAGGCTTGATTCATTTTGCGCTTAGTTGTGACGGTTTCCCATCCATCAGTGTTAAGCGTAACCTTGTTGTCATTCCATGCAACAATCTGTGTTTGGTGATATGTTACACCGCCGCTACTATCTTTGTTCCACCATGTAGTAGCGTAGTTACTTAGTTTATTCATTCTAGGCATTTTTTCCTCCGTATAGTTTCTTTTCAGCCCAAAAAACAAAAGACTGTAGTTCGTCTCCCTCTGAGATATTGTTGTCACTTGCACATTGTTTAAGAGCTGATCTAGGTTCAAGATCCTCAAACATATCAAGTAAGGTTAAAGCTTCATCAAAAGCTTGTGAAAATCTAGCGTCTGTCATTTAACAATCTTCCTCACTCATCCAACAAAGACCCATACCAACAAAGTAAAGACCATCTTTGTTTGGCTTTTGATCCCTCAACTCAATCCAGAAATCCTCATCATCCCAATCTGGATTAAAAACCTTTGGCACAACGTCCTCAACTATCTTGTCAAAGACTTCTTTAGTTACGTATGGATTAAGCCATCCGTTCCAACGTGGATTAGAAGGATTATAAAAACCCTCATAAATGGGATCGTTCTCATCGTTGTACAATCCAAAGTTTGTTTTGATATAATCTGTCATTGTATACCTCTTTATTGTTATGCCCTCATTCTATAGAAGTGACACGCCGTGTCAACTAAATAATTATTTGTAATCTATCGCCGCTTAGTTTATGCTTATGACACGGTACAAAGTTTCTTGCCTGTGACTTTGTATGCCTCAATAACTAGCCCCCTTTATTGGGGGCGCTTTTTGAAGGAAATCGATTTGAGTAAACGAAGTGTAAATACGGTGATTATGGAGAAAATCGTTGACCGCCTGGCATCAGGCGAGACGCTTGTTGACATCACAAAAGATAAGGCAATGCCGAGCTATAGAGCCGTTACAAGAGCCGTTGCAGCTGACGAGGATTTATGGGCGCTTTATCGCAAAGGGCGTATTCTCCAAGCTGAGTTTTACGCTGATAAAATCAATGGGCTTGCAATGGAACCATTGCCAGAAGGAGACGTGCGGTTTCTCAATGCTGAGGTAAACAGACGGCGGTTGGAGATTGATACACTGAAATGGACAACA